GATGGTGGGTTTAGAACAATGAATTTTGGACAAGGTGATATGGGTTCAATTGTAGGTAAAACTGCATTGGCTGAAAAAATGGGTTATGGTGAAATGGCTAAAGGACCTCAACCAACTGGATTGGGTGTGAATACTGGAGTAGCTGAAATAGATAAAGCTTTGAATAGAGATTATTCAGAACTTGTAAAAAGATTTAAGAAGAAGTAATGGCAATTGTATTAGGACAAAAATTAGTACAAGATACTAAAAAGTATGAAGATTATGCGATAGGTATATCATTACCAATCCAAATCGGTAATACTGCGTTCAATCAAACCTTTACAACTAATGAGCAAATAAAATCAAATGTAAAAAATTTACTATTAACCAAAAAAGGTGAAAGAGTAATGCAACCTGCATTTGGTAGTGGATTACAAGAACTATTGTTTGATTTTAATGATGATACTTTGCCTGGTAAAATTGAAGATGCTATAACAAATGCATTAGAACAATGGTTACCATATGTTACAATAGAACAAATAGATGTAGAAAGTACAAATAATAACAGAGATAATAATTTAATTAATGTGTCTGTAACATTTGCATTATTAAATCAACCTGAATTAAATACTGTATCTTTCACAATAGCAGCTTAATAAATAAAAAATGGGAATAACTGTAACAAATAAAAATTTTAAAAATAAAGGAAAGGATATAAAATATCTTGATAAGGATTTTATTGGATTTAGAAATAATCTAGTAGAGTTTGCAAAAAGCTATTTCCCAAAAACATATTCCGATTTTAATGAATCTTCTCCTGGTATGATGTTTATAGAAATGGCATCTTATATAGGTGATTCATTATCTTATTATATTGATGATACTTTAAAAGAATCATTAATGGTATATGCGGAAGATATAAAAAGTGTATTGGCATTATCACAATATTTAGGATATAAACCAAAAGTATCATCGCCAGCAATTACAACAATATCTGTTTATCAATTAGTTCCATCAATTGGGACTGGAGTAAATAATTTACCAGATACAAAATATTTTTTAAGAATTAAAGAAGGATTGCAATCAGCATCAACAAAAGATGGTATATTATTTAGAACAACTGATGCTGTTGATTTTTCTGATGAAAATGGTAGAGAGGTTAGTGTTTACCAAAGAGATGCTGCAACAGGAGAACCAAGTTTTTATTTAATTAAAAAATATGTACAAGCAATATCTGGTGAGCTAGTAGAAAAGGTAGTTACATTTGATTCATATTCTCCATTTGAAAAAATAGTATTAGATGAAACTAATGTTATTCAAATATACGATGTAAGAGATAGTGGTAATAATAAATGGTATGAAGTTCCATATTTAGCACAAGAAATGGTTTTTGTGGATGTACCAAATACAGAAGTAAATGATGCGGATTTATATCAATTTAAAACAACTGTACCATATATTTTAAAAACAATAAAAACTCCTAGAAGATTTGTTGCAAAGGTAGATGAGGAAAGTAGAACTATAATTCAATTTGGAGCTGGTGACCCAACCGCATCTGATGAACAATTAATTCCAAATCTTAAAAATGTTGGATTAGGACTACCAAACTCTATTAATAGATTAGAAGAATCATTTGACCCAACTAATTTTTTAAAAACAAAAACATACGGAACATCGCCAGCTAGTACAACAATGACTGTTAGATATTTAATTGGTGGTGGTGTTAAATCAAACGTAGCAACTGGTCAATTGACTAGAATTACTAAAATAGAATTTGAAGAAGATACACAGGCATTAACTGATACAGAAAGAGCAATTTATAATGCAACAAAAAACTCTGTAGCTATTGATAATGAAATTACAGCTGCAGGAGGTAGAGGTGGAGAGACTGTTGAAGAAATTAGACAAAACGCTTTAGCAAATTTTGGTTCTCAAAATAGAGCAGTAACAGCAAAAGATTATCAGGTAAGAGTTTTATCTATGCCTGCAAAATTTGGAGCCGTTGCAAAAGCTTACGCTATAGCTGATGGTACAATAGATAATAACTCACCAGCATCTATATTAGCATCACCTAACAATTTGCAAGAATTTACTGATTTAGTAATGGGATTTGTTAATATGCCTGATACACAAGAACCATCTGAACAATCGGTAAAGGAAGATATTACAAAATATTTAATTGGAAAGACTTCAAATGAAAATGAAAAAAATAATCCATTTGCAATTAATTTATATTTGTTAGGATACGATTTATTCGGAAGATTAGTGCCACTTAGTAGAGGTGTTAAAGAAAATGTAAAGACTTATTTAAATGAATATAGATTATTAACAGATGGTATTAATATTAACGATGGTTTTATTATAAACATAGGTATTAATTTTGAAATATCAGTTTATCAGAATTATAATAAGAGTGAAGTATTAGCTAAATGTATTTCAGAATTAAAAGATTATTTTAATATTGATAATTGGCAATTTAATCAAACAATAAATTTAAGTGAAGTTGAATTGTTAATTGCAAATATAGAAGGAGTTTCATCTGTTCCAAGTTTATTAATAGTAAATAAATGTGGAGGTAAATACGCACCAAATTCATATAATATAGAAGCGGCAACTAAAGCTAAGATTGTATATCCATCTTTAGACCCATCTATTTTTGAAATCAAATATCCGGATTCGGACATAAAAGGAAGAGCAAAATAATGGGATACTATTTTTTAACAGCATCAAAAGATGCAACGCTTTATCTTCAACAACCCAATCAAAATACTGGGCTTGATGAAATCTTAGAAATAAGTAAAATATATTATGGTAACATAAAGGATACATCTCATGCTTTAATAAAATTTGATGTAGGATATATATCAAAATCTTTATCAGATGGTACTATTGGATTTAATGATGCAACTTTAATTTTAAGAGAAACCGAAACAAATGAAATTCCATTAGAATATACAATATATGCAAATGCATTATCTGGTAGTTGGGAAATGGGTACTGGTACTCGTTTTGATAATATATCTACTCAGGGTGTAACTTGGAATTATAGAGAAGGTGATTCTAAATTAGAATGGTTGGAAAATAATTTTAATTCATATACAACTGCTAGTATAAATAATGGAGTTGGTGGTACTTGGTGGACTCAAAATGTAGCATCGCAAGCATTTAATTATCAAACGGCTGATATTAATATGGATGTTAAATCTTTATTAAAGAGTTGGATGAGTGGTTCTATTCCAAATGACGGTATTATATTAAGACATGCAACTAATAAAGAAATTGATACTCAAGATTATGGTATAATAAAATTTTTTAGTAAAGAAACAAAAACAATATATCAACCAAAAATTAGAATTGGTTGGAATGACCAATCTTTTGTAACTGGTTCATTAACTGCACTAACAGCTGAAGATATTAAAATTGGTATAAACAATTTAAAAAAAGAATATAAGTTGGGTACTAATCCTAAAATAAGAATATTTGCAAGGGAATTATATCCATTAAAAACTTTCTCTACATCATTTGAATATACTACAGATAAATATTTACCAACAACAACATACTATCAAATAAGAGATTATGCATCAAACGATATTATAATACCATTTTCAGAATATTCAAAAATAAGTTGTGATAGTAGTGGTAATTATATAAAGCTTAATTTATCTAATTGGGAAGCTAATAGAGTTTATAAAATAGAATTTATGGTTGAACAAAATGGTAGCTCTCAATATTTTGATGATAATATAACATTTAGTATAGCAAAGAATTAGAAATGATAAAAAGATTAATAAAGACAGGTTTACGAAATGAAGATAAAATATCAGAACTTTTAGTTAGTGGTTCATTGGCAATCAAAACTAAAAATGATTTTGGTGTTCATGTATTTAGTGGATCTGTAGCTACTGATGGTATTGTTTCTGGTAAATTAACAAAACCAAAATATAATGAGGTTGAAGTTATAAAATCAATAGATACTAATATAGTGGAATTAATACCAGTGGAAGCACCGGATTTACCACCAACAATATTACTTACATCTTATAATGAAGCTAATCAATTAATAGGTGATTTAACTACACAAGTTGAAAGATTAAATAATGTTACTCTTGATTTAGCATCAAAAGTTAAAGAATTAGAAATTGTAACACAAAGTCTTTTAGTTGAGATGGATTCTAAAGATTTACTATTAGCTGTATCTCAAAACCAAACGCAACAAGCAAATTCGAAGATAGAAAGTAGTATTGGTAGTTTACAAAACTCAATACAAAAAGCAACTGCAGAATCTATTCAAAGAGTTTCATTAAGTGCAAGAAATACTTCGTTATTACAAGAGAACGCATTATTAGGAGAACAACTTACATCAGCACAAGCTCAAATAGTAAATCTTAACCAAACAATAAATCAAATAAACACTCAATTGAATACTAACCAAACACAATTGATTGCAGCTAACCAACAACTTACAAACGCAACTACTAAGAAGAAGAAAATTATTTGTAATGAATTATACAATCAAGGTTTCTTACCTCAACACATTTGGAACGCCGATGAAATTTATGGTGAGATGATGTATGAGAAAGACACTCGTTTGGTATTAGGATATATGATGTGGGCTAGAAATGTAGTTAAGTATATGAAAGCTAAACCACAAAATACTAAATGGATTTATATGATGGTTAAACCTTGGACTGAGCATATGGCTTATGAGGTGGGTACATTACCAAAAGATAATTGGATAGGTAAACTTATTCATAATGTAGGAAAACAATATTGTTACTATGTATATGATAAGCAAATGAGTAAAAGAAATAAGTTGTCATGGCAATAAAAACATTTAAGGAAATATTAAATAATCAGGGGTATAGAATATCTTCAAACGATAGAAAAATATTTGAAGAAGGTAATCTTGAGTCCTTCTTTGGATTTGGTGAAAAAGATGCTATTGAATTTATTGTATATGATTTAAACGATAATCAATTACCTCAAATAAATGATGAGCTGGTTAGATATGTTCCATTAACAACGGCAAATATTAAAGATTATTTTTTAATAGCTGAGGGAACTGTATTTCAAAAACATCAATTTCCAAATGAATATTTTATTGATATAGAAAGATTACTTAGAGAAGCTGGATATGATAATGGTATATTTAAAACTCAAATAACTTTAATTAATAAAAGAGTAGGTAGTGAGGCTCCATCAGATAGTTTATGGATATCAGAAATATCACCATCACGTACGGAAGTTAGATTATTACCACTAAAAAGAGGATTACAACTAAATCCAGAACTTAAAAAACGATTTGATTTATTTATAAATAATGGTGAATTTAGAGATGATACTATAAATTTAGCATTTAATTTTATTGAGAAAGTAAATCCAACTGTAATTGATAATTTTTTAAAATCAAAATATTCAACTAAATGGTTAGATAAAATGGTTTCAGAATTTAAAATATCTGATTTAGATACATTTTCAACTAGAGTATTTGAAAAATTTGTTGAAGCATCCTTTTATGAATTTACAAATAGAATATCGGATATCAGAGATGTAAAATATGGTAAACCAAAAATAGAAAGGCCGGTAATAGAATTATCAGTAAATCAAATAGAAAGTATTTGTAAGAAGATATTAATTATGTGCATTGATTTTTATCTATCAACTCCCGATGTTAAAAAGGAAGCTACTTATGATGCAGGACTTGATGATAGTATTGATATTGTTGGTAAAGTATTACAAAGAATTGATTCAAATAATACAATAGATACAAGCAGTCCTATAATAAAAAAAGCAGAAATAATAAAACCAATACTAACAAGTAAGGAATTAAAGTTGGAGGAAGAAATTAAAAAGCAAATACCACCACCTCCACCACCTGATAAGATAAAAGTGTTACCGGTAGAGTCTGAACCAATAATAGTTACACCAATAGAAGAACCACCATATGTACCACCATATACTGGCGGCGGAGGTGGTGGTGGCGGACAATTTGATACGCAATCATTGTATGAATATAATGGATACAATGATAGAGTTTTTGCAAATGCACCTGATAATATGGCACAAAGATAAAAAATCAATAAATGAGAGCAGTAGACGAAAACGCCTTTGATAATGGATTTGGGGTAAGTGAATCTCAACAACTAAACAATCTTAATAATGAATTAGGTATTGGTATAGGTGGTGGTTCTGGTGTTGGTATCTCCTATGGAGGTGGCGGCGGCGGTGGATATATACCTATTGTGGATACTCCAAATGTAGCTAATACTGATAACAAAAATATATTATATATAGAGGCTAATGAAAATTCTAGTATCTATGTAAATGGGTTACCTATATATCAAACAAAATGATACGGACTTTCAGTTTCTTTAAGTAAATTATTAGAGGAGGGGGCTAAAACAATTACTGTTCAAAAAGAAG